TCTGGAAACCCTTTACATCCCTGGAAGAAAAAAACTGACAGGGTATCCATATTTAGAGTATATCGTCACCCGTCACCTCCAGTGGCGGACGCTGAAAAGGCGTCCGACCACATGGAGGGTGACCGGGTTGACGAAATTATACTCCTGCCGTCACGCCATCAGTAAGTGACGGACGGGATGACGGAAAAAGTGACGGACACGTATGTTCCAGTTTGATACTTCATCTTGTACTATAGTACAAATTGTACTGAAAGATGTCAAAAAATGGAAGAAAAAGGCTCAGATCCCAATTTGAAACTGAAACTCCTCTCTTTTCTGTGGGATTAAGGATAATTCCAAAGAAATTTTTAAGGATAATTCCAAAGTGACGGAAGGGCTGACGGACGCGTATGTTCCAGTTTGATAAACCTTCGACCACTATGTACTATAGTATTATAATACTTTGTGCCCGGGCCCTAAAATAAGGGCCCAGGGCTGATGTACTTTCTCCTGTGGTAATAATAGTGCTAGCCACGTCACCCGCTTGCGGGGTGCGGGCCCGATAATATGCTGCGGACCCGAACACATAATACTTGGACATTTACTTTTCCTTTGTGCCCGATGATATGCTTGGGGTGCGGGGTTCATAAAAAGAGCCACGGGCCCGTTAATATGCTAGGGCCTTGGGCTCATGGGAGGGGTGCGGGTGTTCGATACTATGCTGCGGGCCCGGGGGTTTTAAAAAGTTCTAAAAATTCCGGCTCTTCCTTGTGGTAGAATAAACTGTGGTAAAATAGACTTTGTGGGACGTGCGTGTGGCTGCAGGAATGGCCTAAATTAAGGACTAAAATATTAGGTAAGTATAGTGAGAAGGAGAAAAAGAAAAAAGGCCATTTTTGGCCTTTAAAATCATTAATGCCGTTATTGGATATTTCCTAACTAAGATAATCGACACATTTTATTTCAATAATGCTCAAAAATTCATTTTCCATTGAGTATCTAATGTCTATTTGCCAGTGTAAAGCATCAACATCTAACCATCCATATTTGTCCTGGTAATCTATGATCATGCCTGCAATAAATGCCATATCAGGAAAACTTATTATATCGTCCTTAACTTTTAAGATTAGGACTTGGTCTTTTCCTGAATTATAAATATCAATGTCAACTAGTTTTCCTTTTAATTTGTAATTGTCTTCAAGGAAGTCTATACCTTCCAACAGTGAGTCACACTCGGAAACAATTTGATAAACAAGTCTTTTCATATTTACTTTTCCTCCTCCTTTGGCAGACAGGAAAATTCCTGTCTGCCTTTTTTGTTTTTTATTCTAATAATGCCGCCAGTATAAATAAACTAGCGACACCAACAACAAGAGAGACAACAGCGGTAAAATCATTGTCGAAGACTTTTCCAAGTCTTTTGAGGAAGGACAGGCAAAATTGCCTGCCTTCCTGTTGGAAATATCCTTTCATTCGTCTTCGTCCTCGTCTTCGTCTTCGTCGTCCAAGTCTTCGGTTAAGCTGACTACTTCGTTGTACGTATCAATTACATCATCATTGATTTTGTCTAATTTTTCTTCAATCTTATTCAGCTTTTCGGACATTTCCTTTAAACTTGATAAGATATTGATAATTGACTTTTCCAAGTCAAATTCATTGTTGGCCTTGTTGGCCTTGTTGACCTTTTTGGACTTTTCCTCTTTGACTTCTTTTTTGTCCTTTTTAATAGTCTTAACTTTTGCCATTATTGATTTTTCCTCCTTTTATTTTTGGTAGGAGGAAGGAGAAAATTCCTTCCTCCTTCTTGGAATTATCCTAACTTATTGGCCTTGATTGAGTAATAGCTAAGTATTTCTGATAATTCTTTTAAGTCGTCGTCGTCCTTAATTGACCAGCGGTAAATAGTCATTGTACCATCATCATACTGATCGAGACTTCTTAGGTATCTTCTTAAATTCTTTGCTCCTGCTGTTAAATCTTGTCCTAGACTGTATCCTGTTACTTCTTCAATTAGTTTAGTTACCTCACGTGTAGTTAGGACTTTAGGCATTTCCAAGTCCTTTACAGCTTGTTTTACCTCTTTTGTGGTAATCTTTTTATTCTTGGACTTGTCCTTAGACTTGGACTTGTCTTTTGCCTTAGACTTTGCCTTGGAATTGTTCTTTTTCGTTGACTTTTCGCTAACTATTTCAATTATTTCCTTAGCTACACGGTCAACTTCATCATTTTTTGACTTGGACTTGGATAAGACCTTTTTGGTCTTTTCCATTTCCGACATTCCAGCTGTACGTTTTTTGACTTCTTTTAATTCAGAAGTCTTTAACTTACGTTTACGGACTTTTGCCATAGTTTGTCTCTCCTTTCTTTAGTTTTCAAGGAACAGAGCAGGCAATTTACTTTTACTTTTCCTTCCTCCTTTCTGTATGCAGTTTTTGCCTGCTGTCCTTTCGGACAATTCCATTATAGAACAAGTAATTTTATCCTGTCAACGACTTTTTGAAAAAAAAATTTAGGAATTTTCCTTTTCCCTTTTTCTGATCAATTCCTTGTGGGAAGGAAAAAATCAAAGGTTAGGAATTTTCCTGTATAAATATCCATATATACCGATATTCAAAAATTTTTGATAGGAAATATCCATATATACGAATATTTGACTACATAGGAAATGGAATATTCCAATAATACGATAGGCCGGTACAGTACCGACAGCTGTCTGGTCGTTGCCGAAACAGTCATTCAACCCTCCCGCACGCACAAGAATCCACACGCACACGAACCCATTTTTCTACTTCGGCTCCGCCTGAATGTCATTTTTTCTGTGGGTTCTATATATTAGTTTCCATTTTTTTCCAGTGGTCCGAGGGCAGGCCGGGCCCGGGGTGGAGGCTTTTGGTTGCATCGGACCTTGACATTATTTTTTACCTGTGGTATATTAAAGTAAAGCTATTAAAACCCTTTCTCTCTCCTCTCTCTCTTGTAGTAGCCCAGACTAAGTAAGGCTGGGGTTAAATTTTATTAATTGGAGGTATGCCATGTACGTTAAACTACTCGACATTAAGGGTTCTTGGAGGCATGTGGCGGATACAGCCCGAACTACGGTAAACATGCCGCAGGGCGAAGGAGAGCCTCCTTCCCTGTGGAAAAAGAAAATGTTACTAGCTGAACACTCTCCTATCCGTAAACTCATACTTGCGTGGAAGTGGATAGATATTAAATACTGGATTTCAGTGCATTTTGTTAGGCATAAGTTCGGAATAGAGCACTTTGTCCGGTCGCAGAGAGACGATCGCACAGGTATCCCAAGAGATGACTTACCACAGTCTTCTCTTGTGGATCACGAGTGTGAGGCTAATGCACAGGCTATCATTAATATATCTCGTAAGCGTCTATGCAGGAACGCCCATATAGAAACCAGGGAAGCATGGCAGAAGTTTCTTGATACTGTGGTAAAACCTTACATTCCTGAACTCTACGAAGTGTGTGTGCCTGACTGTGTATACAGGGGTTGGTGTTATGAGATAAATTCCTGTGGTTATTTCAGAACTTATGACTACCACGTCAGGTTACTTCAGTATCGTAAGAATATTAACTCTAACACATAAGGTGGTGTGCGGTGTCCTGTGGTAATTAAAAAGAGGGGCGGTACATATATTTTATACTCTAGTGACGGCTCTAGGGTATTGGGAAAACATAAAACCAAAGCTGATGCTCTTAGACAGGAGAGGGCCATACAGATTAGTAAACATAATAAAAATAAAAAGCCCACTCGGTAAAGCCCCGACCTTAATTGATACCGGTGAGATTATTAAAGAAAGGAAGTGTGAAAAGCCTCCTCTTGTCCTGCTCAAGCATAATGCCACAAACATAAATGGGTCGGGGTTAATTTTATCTAAATTTTTATCTAAATAATTAAAACTTTACTGCAAGGAGGTTTAACATGTTAGATGGACTTACAGGCCATGATAGATGAGATAACTGATAGTGGGTGGTACATCAATATTAGCACAACAAGTATATCACCTGTTGAGTATTGTGTAATGTGCTGTAAGGTTGATGGTGATGTTATTTCTAAACAAGGAGACCACTTGAATAACCTTGTATTTATGTTGTTAAACGAGATAAGGAGGTTGAGAAAAGGTGGAGTATAATTTTAAGGATTTAGATGAGTGTATGTACCCTGATCTGGCTATAGAGGCTGTCCGTATAGGTCTTGTGGCTGGGGTGCAGAAAGATGATGGTGTGTATTTAGAACCCACTACACCGATCACGAGAGAGCAGAGCTGGCTGATTGACTTGCGTCAGCAGAAGTTGATGAGCCAGATTCACATGGTCCCTGATCTTGTTAAAAGATATATGCCGTCTGTGGTCCGTGTATGGTCGTCTAAGGGTGTTGGGTCAGGGTCATATATTACCCCTAATATAATTCTCACAAATGCTCATGTTGTCGGTGCTGATAAAGAAGTTACTGTAGACACCTCATTTAAGAAGAGTATTAGGGGTAAGGTCATTAAGGTTGGTGATCAGAATACACATGGTCAAGACCTTGCTCTTATTGAGGTAGACTTAAGTGGTCAGCCTATTATCATTGCTGATACTGTGGTTCAGGGAGAGCCTTGTCTAGTTCTTGGTAATCCGGCTGGTGAGTGGCAGGCTGTGTCTGCGGGCATAGTTATGAGATTCGGTGCGGAGTATATTCAGACGGACGCGCTAGTTAATCCCGGCAACTCCGGAGGTGCGGTAATTAATTTCTCTGGTAAATTAATTGCTGTGCCGACGTGGAAATTTGTTGCTCAAGGTTTTGATAATCATAATTATTGTATTTCTTATGAAATGATTAAGAAATTTATTCAAGGTGTAGTTAAATAGTAATAGTGAAAAGGCTGAATCTCTCCTGAAGTGCTAAGGGGTTGGCGAATCCCGAGCCTGAAAACCTCCGTCCCTAACCGCACGTCCGGACGTTAATGGACAGGGATTAAGGCTATAGGGAGATTCGGCAGCGGTTTTATTTATTTCTTATTTCTTAGTAAAGGTGGTGATCAGTTGTCAAAGTTATCGAAGAAAGAGAAGCAGGCCATAAAGGAAGCCAAAAGAAAATTTCTTGAGTGTCTCTCTGACTGTGGGATAACTTCACAGGCGTGTATGATGTCTGGAGTTCCAGAAAGTATGGTAAAAAGGTGGCTCATGTCAGAGAAGTTTCAGAGAAGGTTCAACAAGGCAATGGATATATTTGTAGATTCTATTGAGGCGGAGGCTATTCGCAGAGCCAGACAGAAGTCAGACACATTATTGATAAATATTCTTAGGGCTAAAAGACCTGAAGTTTATGGGCCTAGGGTTGACTTAAGACATTCTGGTAATATTGATGAACCAGTAAGAATTATATTCTCGCCTGATGAGGTTGGTGAGGCTGATGTCCCGCATAAACCGAATCCATCATAAAATTCGTAGAGTAAAACAGAAAACAAGGGGAATTGGTCAATATATACCGCTTCCACATCAGTCAGAGTTTCACAAGAATCCGGCAAGATACCGGGCTATGGTGTCTGGTGTGGGTGCCGGTAAAACTACCCTAGGTTGTAGAGAGGTGCTTAAGTGGACACAGTATTATCCCGGAGGTCTTTTCGTAATTGGTCGTCTTACTTCTAAATCACTGGAAGAAACCACAGAACGTAGGTGGTTTGAGATGTGTCCAACAGAGCTAATTGAGCATTGGAATGATTCAAAAAAGCACCTTTACCTTAAAACACCGTTTAAAGATGTGTATTCAGAAGTTTTGTTTATGCACCTGGACGAGCCAGGTCCTCTGGGTTCTTTGGACATTGATGGCTTTTGGATAGATGAGGCACATGAACCTGATGGTAAAGAGGTGCCAGAATCCACATTTCTTATGCTTAAAGCTCGTCTACGTGGATATGCTGGACCACACAGAGGTATAATTACAACGAACTCAGGTGGTAAAGATTGGGTGTATAAATGGTTCTTCGATCCTAATAGGAGACAGGATATTGTGGAAACACATTGGGGTATAAATGTACCAACGGAGGCAAATAAAAAGTATCTGCCACCTGGATATATTGAGGAACTTAGGGCCACTCATCCTGAAACATGGGTTAAAAGATTCCTTGACGGTTCATTTGATGTATTTGAAGGCCAGATATTTCCTGAATTTGATGAACGTATTCATGTTGTTCCGGAATTTGATATCCCGGATAATTGGGTTCAGGATGCTGGATTTGACTTCGGTATTGATGTTCCCACAGCAGTACCGATATTTCATATAGACCCGGCGACTAATAACGTCTTTCTTACTGATCTCTACTATAGACCTGAGGCTGATATTTCTGCTGTGGCACAGTGGATGAAAGACCATAAGCAGTATACAGCTTGGGCTGATCCTTCCGTTCGTAATAGAGGTCCTAATAAAAAATCAGCGTCACAGTTATACGCAGATGAAGGTATAACATTAATTCCCTCTGTGAGTAATGATGTTGAACGTAAAATTTCAACGTGGCATACTTACTTAATTAAAAAGAAATTTTTTATTGTTAGGAAGAAGTCCACTATTCCGGCAATTGAGGAATTACAGTCTTATCGTTGGGATCCAGATAAGGAAGGTAAGCCATTAAAGAAGAATGACCACTTTATTGATGGTGGTGGTTATTTCTTAATGAGTAATCCACTTGGAATACAGTTGGATCCTGTTGATCCAAGAGGAAAGTCTTCATCATCATCTAATAGTAATATTCATCCATCAATTTATGAAGATGAAGACTACATGCCGGATCCTGATAATCCATACGTTAATTGAGGTGATTTAAGTGGAGTACCTCACTCCAAATATTAACTTTGTGGTAGGAATAATTGTAGGTATTTTATTAACTTTTTCTTGTATTCGTATTTCGTTAATACTACCCATGATTAGTCCTGTTCCAAAAGTTAAGGAGGATAAAAAGAAGAAAAGAGCGAAAGTAAGGTGGGATCCAGGTTCATTAATGCCACCTCCAAGTTCAAGTATGATTGGCTCATATGGGCCTGGGCCTAGTCCGAGTAGTATAGAGTATGAAAGCCCTTATGATTATCTTGATCCTGTGGATCCTAAAAAAGAAAGTCAGAAGGAGGGATGATGATAATTGGCAATACCTAAGGAAGATTATATTGAAAATCCAAATACACAGCAAGAATTTGAGTTAGTTAAAACTGTTTACAATCAGTTTAAAGCGGCTTATCTTGCTAAAGATAACGAAGGTCTACATAGTGATTGGGCCGAATATGAGGAGTATTGGGCTGGTAATGCCAACCCACCTGAGGATGAAGATGATCCAGGGTCAGAGAATAACATCATCCTTCCGGTAATTGAATCACAAATTGCTGATCTTGTGGACGAACCGAAAGATGTAATTGTAAGCGGAGTTGAGCCATCGGATCACTTCTTTTCACACGATGTTCAAAAAATACTTGAGTGGGTTATAACTAAGAATAAATTTGAAATCAAACTTGATGAACATGAACGTAATCGCTTAAAATTTGGCACGGGTATATGGAAAGTATGGTTTGATCCTCATGCGTTAAGGTCTAGGGGTTTACCAATTATTGAACCTATTTGCCCGTCTAACTTTTTCCCTGATCCAAAGATTAAAAGGGCGTGGCAATTACAAGATTGTGAATTTATCATTCAGGCTAATTATCAATCACTGTTTATTTTAAGAAAAAGATTTGGTAAGAGGGCTAAAGCTGTAAGACCGGAAGGTAAAACCTTATTTAATATTGAAATATTTAAAGGTGAAGATGCTTCCGAAATATCCGCTGAAATAAATGACCGTGCCTTACTTATTGAAAGATGGACTAAAGAGGTTGATGATAATGGTGAAGTATATCTCCGTCTGGTATGTGTAGCTAATGGGGTGTTGTTATATGACAGTAACTGGGATGCTGATAATAGGGGATACAAGAGCTATTATAAAAATGGCAAGTATCCATTTGTGGTAACCCCGTGTTACGCTCGTAAAGGTACATTGTGGGGTATGGGCGATATTGAATTACTTAAACCCGTACAGGACCTAATCAATGAGCTTGATGATCAGATTAGAATGAACGCTAGGCTGATGGGTAACATTCAGATTGTGGTTGGTCTCGCTTCTGGAATCAATGTAAGGAAGTGGACTAACAAACCAGGATTAAAGATTCCAGCTAGAGATCATACAGCATGGGAAATAGTAAGACCGCCTGATATTCCAGCCATTATTCCAAATCGTAGAATGGAAGCCAAAATGGAAGCCCAGGAATACTCTGGTCGTTCTGATGCTGTGGAAGGTCGTAGGCCAGGTGGTATTAGGGCTGCTTCTGCTATTATAGCCTTACAGGAGGCGGGTAGTCGTAGGGTTAACCACAAGAAGTTGATGCTTCAAGTTGGTCTTAGTGAAGTTATGCAACTTGTGGTTGATATGGTAGCGGAACACTACCAAGAAGAAATGGCTTTCCGTATTCTTAATCGTAAGCCTAATTCTTGGTTCGGAAGTGAATCAGATGAGTATTTATGGTTCAGAGGTAGTGATCTTAACAATATTCCTAAATATATTCCTGGGATGCCGATTACTAATCCAGAGACTGGACAAGAAGAAACGCCCTTAGTACCATTAGTGTCAAAAAGTGGTGAACCTGAAACTAAGTCTGCTGAATTTGATATTGTAGTGTCA